AGAACCATATCTCTATCTTTTACTGTCGCGGTAGAAAGTGAATTATATCCCGGGATAGAACCTAATGAAGATACCCTAGATGTTCTTTTAGCTGTAAAGTCTAGAAATAGAGCTGCTCCAGGAGTAGAGAGGTCTAGAATTTTATCAGATCCTAGCGTAAACAAATTATCCGATAAGATAATAGGAGGAGCAATACAAAGAGAAACAGGTACCGAATATGCTACAAGGGACGTAGCCATAAACTTAAATGATGCCTCTAAAACATCTACCTTATCTACAAGAGTAGCTAACATCACTTACCCTTCTATCACATCTGGAATAAGTGTAAAACACGTTACTTCACAACTAAATGAATTAGCTAGACTTGCACTTCCTTTGTATAACGGACCTTATGTTGGATCTTATGTTAAGTTTAGTATAGGTAAACTATATACAGAGGAAATGGGTTACATAAAAGGATTAACTTTTGATTGGGATAATTCACAAATAGTATGGGATGAAGTTAATGAGTTACCTATGATTACAAATGTTTCCATGGAGATAGGATACATAGGCAAGAGAAAACCTCAAGTAACATCAAACTTTTTCGGATAATGAATAGATACGAAGACATAACAAATATAATAAGAGAAGAGTCAGGTGTCAGAAGGTTTAGTACTACATATTACTACAAGATACCTTTTAAAACTAGCGATTTTTTTATATACGCTAAATCTGGCGATAGGCTAGACTTATTAGCTAATGATTATTATGGAGATCCTAGATATTGGTGGATAATAGCAAATGAAAATGACATAGGTAAAGGCACTATCATACCCCCTGTTGGGATTAGGCTCAGAATACCATACCCTTTAGATATGCTAGAATTAGAGAACTTGAAAAAAGAAGCAATAAATGGCACCTCCTTTTAGAAGACCTATACCGGATACAGTAGTAAGCGTTTTAGGATCTCGAAGTGGACTCTACGTAAATGGCAATACTATTGATTATTTTAAAGCTAAAACACGTAATACAGCATTCTGTACTATAAAAAAACAAGGTATAACAGTATCTACCTTAGAAGATACTTTTAAGCAAACTTACAATCCTACTTCTTTAAAACCTAGACCTAATCTAGTAAGAGCGGAAATAGAAAGAATAGGTAACGACGCATCTCTTGTTAATTTATCTATGAGAATTAGAGGAACGATAGAAGTTTATACTATGTCTGATTTTGTAAGATACTCAGAAGTATTTTGTATAAATGATCCTAAAAATCAATTATCAATAACAATAGGGTATGCTGCTCCTTTTGATGGTTGCCCCTCTTACACTGTCAAGGGGTGCTTTATTGCTTATGGAACTTGGCATACAACTAATGAGAACTATTATCAATTATCTTTTGAAGCCATAGGCCCGGGAGAAGTATTTTCTACAATGGATATTGGATTATCTGGACTATGGGAGCGATCTGATTTAAAATATCAAAACAATAAATCTTTTAACAATAACATCGAAGAGGGGCAGGTATCGGGTTATTATGAACTCATGTTATATGATGCTCAAAAATCAGGTGCTACTCTAACAGATTCTATCGGAGACGGTGAAATAATTCCGTATTCTAGAAAAAATAATTATGAGGGGAAAGTACAATTTGGTATAAAGTATTTAAATTTCAGAGGCGCTGTTACACAATCGGATATAGTAGTGTATCAGCCAATAGAAGGAAATGAATTAAGTCCAGACCCTACGGAAATACCAACGGCTCAAACAACTACTGATGAGTTCTTCACTTTACAATATGTTGTTGATAGAATAATAAATGAATTTGCTTTAGAACCATTTTTCAGAAATGGATGCGTACCGGAGTCAAAAGTAAAAGATGTCTTTATAGGTTTTCCTGTAAAGCCTCGCTGTTCTTCTTTATACGGGAGTATAGTTAGATCTTGCGACCCTAAAAAAATATTAATACTAGGGGGCGGAGCGGGAAATTATCTAAATAAAAATAATCCGCAAGAGGGAAAAAATTACGAGACACTTGTAGGAGGTAGTATTGACGGAATCAAATCTCACTATGCGTCATATATTGATTATAGAAAAATATTAATACATAGAAATACGGTGTATGATGCTATCAAATCTACTATGCATACTACGCGCAAAGGAGATCCAGGGAATAATATAAAAAATGATTTTATAGATGAGGCTTATCTAAGAGTAGATATGTTTTTAAAAAATTTATTTACTGTTATTAGCCAATGTACAGGAGGTTTTGTTCAGCTAACTTTAGTTCAAGACGATGGAGGACAAGATAGTGATAATCTATCAGAACACAGAGTATTGAGAATTGTGCCGGCAACTTTTGTAGAGGAGGATTTCAATGTATGGCAATTTGATACGATTAATGGAGACGGTTCTACTAGAGAATTAAATATAAGTGCCGAGTTACCCTCTACAGATTTACATGCTTCTTTAGTTAAAACAATATTCAACACATCTAGAACAGCTCACGCAGTAAGTGAAGGTAATTTTAGCGACGGGTTTGCAACAGGACAAGAAGCAATTAGAAATATAGCAAAAAAACTAATGGATAATTACTATAATGATTTAATGCCTAGAACAAAGTATAGTGAAGAAACTTGTGATGGAGCTAGAAACTTATTAGCTACGTGTCTCAGAGCTCAATCGACAGATAGCTTGATAAGTAATAATCAGTATTTGTGGTTAATGAAAATGAATGTAAAGATGGATGGAGTAGGAGGATGGAGAATAGGGCATCATATAAATAGTAATACGGTACCTACTAGTTTTACTGTAGGTAGAAACATAGCATTTGTAGTCACTAGAGTACATCATGTAGTAGAAGGTCAAGATTGGCAAACGGAGTTAGAGTCTATCTGCACTGCAATACCTTCAGGAACAGAAATAATAGGAGGAGGAGGGAGCGGTGGTGTCGGAGGAAGTTCAGTTTCAGGAGGAAATGTCACTAAATCCACAGCTCCTAAAAATTTCCTTAATACTCAATTCATAGGAAAACCAGGCCGACCTAATAATTTTGTAACTAATCCTTTTAAGCTTCCGGAGTTACCCAACCCACCTAAACCACCTAAATTACCCTAAAAATAAATCATGGCTAATTTTTTCTATACAGAAGGCGGTTTTTTATGGGATGAAAATAACATGTCATACAAAGGATATTATTTTTATACTAACAGAATACCATACGCAGGTATAAACGGGAAGGACACTAGAAAAAGATTATTTTTAGAGTACGAATTTAAGAGAAGGGTATATTCTTCTCTCGGTTCGGAACCCATGGTAGAGTATATTAACATAAATCCATACACACCGACAAAAGAAGTTATAGAAGAAGAAGGTCTTTATTTTAAAAGATATTTCTACCAAAAAAGAATAAAACCAATAACATCTATAACAGAAATTAGTAAAGATGATTATTTTTCTGCTAAAAACTTGCAGGATAACAAAAATAGACTTATATTTGCAGAAATCTATTGGAAAGTCCGTGGAGATAAAGTTAAAGTAGCACAATTAAACAGGAATGAAGTTTTAAGTGCAGATACAACTTTTCCAGGACTTAAGAGGTTTATTGTAAATTATAATGAGTTTTATATAGATGATGGTTATTGAGAACGAGGATCAACTAAGGGAGGTCCAAGCTAATTTTTCAGGTTCCTTTGTGTTTCCTATTCCGAAAGATATGTTAAATTTTTCGGAGGGGCTCTCTATGTTATTTATACATGACTACAAATCAAATGAGTCATATTCAATAGCATTACAACATGAAGAATTTAAATCAAACATAACATTAGAGACATTACAGACATTATTATCATTTAATTATGTAATAGCTTCATCTAAATACATCTTTGATTATTATTTCCTCAGTAAATTTTCAACGGAGTTCCCCTTACTATATTGGTTAAACAAAGGAGATACAGATTACTTAGGAGATTTATATTCTTTTACATCCAAGTATAAAAGATTTTATTATCCATCAACATCCTATAATATCTATATTCCATATTACATGTTCTTAAGATGTTTTAATAGTCAGCTATCCTATTTAAGCACATTGGATAAAAAATCATCTGTCATTGAAAAATATACATCTATTCTATCATCTTTAAATCATATTAGAGATAATGGAATTTGCATTGACATTCCTCAAATAAATGAAGTTTACAATAAGAAATTAACAACATCTTTACTACATCCTAAATACATGCTCTACAATGCCACAGGAAGGCCCGTAGGGACATGTAATGGTATTAACCTTAGCGCAATACCAAAAGATGAAAAACATCGCTTAGGATTCATTTCTAGGCATGATAGAGGCATGTTAGTTGAATTTGATATTAAGTCATTTCATTTATATCTGATTGCAAAGGCCATTGGATATACATTAGAAGAAGAAGATGTTCACATGTATTTAGCAAAGATGTATTTCAATAAGAATAATATATCCCCGCAAGAATACGATGAAGCTAAAAAAATCACTTTCACTAATATTTATTCTGAAAGGGGGGATGCTAAAAAGATTCCTTTCTTTAGTGCATTGTATAAATATAGGGATTCGATATATAGTCAAATGGTTCAAGATAAAGAAGTTATTGTTCCATACTGTGTAAGAACTTTAAAACTATCGAATCTAAAAGATGATTACTCCTACACAAAAGGAAAATTATTCTCTTATGTTATACAATTAATGGAAGTTGAACATTTTTTTGACATTATTAGTAAAATTATTGTATATTTGCAGTCGAAGAAAACGCAAATCGTATTATATGTGTATGATTCTTTCTTATTAGATTTTGACAGAGAAGATGGATTGGAAACATTAAGGGGAATACAAAAGATTATAAACGATTCTGGGTTTAGCTCATCTGTGAAAATTGGAAAAAACTATTTTAACATGAAATCTTTTGATTTGGAAAACATGAAAACATGATTGAGAGGAAACCTACAAAATTATTATGTACTTTTTGCCACCCGCATTTTATAGAAAGTACATTGAAGACTATTAGAAACACTTATGATATAACAAACGATAGTGTATTTGTTTTTAGAAATGCATCCGATAATGATGAACTAATTTTAAGTTACAATGTTATCAGAGAGGAAGATTTTACATTACTTCCGTCCACCCTTATATTACATAGAAATAAAGAAACCGGAACTTTATTCACTCTAAATGGCCTTAACATACTTATAGAGCAATCGAATAATGGTAAACTTGATGTTAATTATAAAATTGACTGGTATGCTTACGAGAATTGCCTAATAGTGACAGGATCTGATGGATTGAGAATAATTGACTTAAAGTTTCTTTACAAAAAGAATATTTCTAACATTTAATTTATATAGTTATGAGTAATTTTGCAGAACGTTTCAAACAAGAAGCGAGTAAACTTTCTAACTCCGGCCCTACAGGTAGAAAGAAAGGTAAAAACATTTTTGATTATATTTGGAGACCTACATCCGGAACTTCTACCATTAGGATAGTACCAAATAAAAGAGACCCTGAGTGGCCTTTTTACACAGTCTATCTTCATGGTAGAGATTTCGTTACAAAAATAGGTCTAGCCAATTATGAGTTTGCATCCCCTAAGACCTTCCAACAAGAAGATCCTGCCGAGATTTTCGCAAACAAATTGTACAGAGAAGATTATGAGAACAACAAGCAGTTTATTAAGTACTTCTCTCCTCAAAAATTTTACTATGTTCCTGTTCTAATAAGAGGAAAGGAATCGTCAGGAATCAAAGTATGGCCTGTAAACACTAAGACTTACGAGAAAATATTCAATATCATGAATACTATTTTCGAGGAAGAAGGAGAAGACTCGTCAAAAATCTTTGACTTAAAAATAGGAACTGACTTAGTTATTACTAAACCTTCGGGAGGTGGAGTAGAAATTACAGCAAAGAGAAGCCCGACTAATTTGATAGAAAGAGCGGAAGAAGGCTATACTATTGAGGATTTTAAGAGACAGTATGAGGAAATGGGAAATATTGAGGATTTGTACGTTACTCATACAAAAGAAGAGATTGAAAAAATGGTAACTTCTTTAGCGGGATCTTTATTCTCGAAAAGCAAGGCACCGGAATCAACAGAGATTATAAGAGGTGGCACAAAGACACAAGAAACTACAGAAGAGGTAAGAAATAAACAGGTTGAAAAACCAGTAGCTACCAAATCACTTGAAGACGATTTTTCTAAATTTCTAGATTCTATATAAAAAAACGTTAATTATGGCAAAGAAAAAGGAATCCTCCCAAGAGAGGACTGACACATCTTTTGCATCATCTTTGATAGATGCGATAAATGCTAAGTACAAAAAAGACATAGGGACTGTAGCTTACAAGCTAGAAGACTCTACGTTAGCACCTACAAATGTTAGTGATTTTATACCTACCGGATGTACAACACTAGATATGGCTATCTCCAATAGAGAAAATGGTGGGTATCCTGTAGGTAAAATTGTAGAATTAATAGGACTAGAACAATCCGGAAAATCTTTATTAGCTGCTCACGCTATAAAAGAAACACAAAAGAAAGGAGGAATTGGAATTATCATAGATACAGAGAGTGCTGTGAGTAAAGAATTTCTAAGTGCAATAGGCGTAGATTTAAAAAAGAACTTCGTATATGTGCAGCATGAAGTTATAGAAGATGTTTTTAATTCAGTCGAAACTATAATAGAGCAAATGAGAGCATCTAATAAAGATGTTATCGTAACTATTGTTGTGGATTCAGTAATGGGAGCAAGTACAAAGGACGAGATTGAGGGTAATTATGACAAAGATGGATGGGCTACGCAAAAGGCAATCATTATATCTAAAGCCATGCGTAAACTTACAAACTTACTTGGTAGAGAAAAAATTCTTTTAATTTTTACTAACCAACTCAGGCAGAATCTACAAGCTAGACCAGGAATGGGAGATTCTTACACTACATCAGGAGGTAAGGCTATTGGTTTTCACTCATCCATAAGAGTTAAATTAGTTAAGAAAGGTAAAATACAAGGTCCGGAGAAAGATTTACCATTAGGTATTACTACAGAAGCGGAAATTATTAAGAATAGAATAGGCCCCCCACACAGGAAAGCATCCTTTAATATTATGTATAATTCAGGAATTGATGACGTAAGTTCAATCATGGACTTCCTGAAAGATAAAGGTATCGCAACATCTTCCGGAGCCTGGTACACTTATAAATATTGTAATAGGGAAACGGGAGAAATTATAGAGGAAATAAGATTCCAAAGAAAAGATTTTCATAATAAATTATTTTCTAGAGAAGAAATACGTAAAGATATATTATCTAATATTTCTGATTACTATATTACGACATACATTAAAAGAGACGGTAGCGACGAAGGAGATTCTACTCCATTCATTCACATAGAAGAAACGGGAGATGACAATTGATTTATCAAAATTGTTAGATAACCATAGATCTATGTCTAACGAAAAGACTGTCCTTATAATAGATGGAACTAATTTGTTTATCAGATGCTTTTGTGCCTATCCGACATTGAATACGGATGGGCACACAATAGGAGGTGCCTTTGGATTCTTAGAAAGTATGTTTTCTTTTGTTAAGACTTACAATATAAATAAAGTTATTGTTGTATTTGATGGTCAAGGAGGATCTGTACGGAGAAAAAAAATGTACAAAGGATATAAATCCGGCAAACATAAAGGACTTAAGTTAAATAGACTAACCGAAAGTAAGACAGAAAGTACAGATAAAGAATCAGAAAGACAAATTAGAAGACTTATAGAGTATTTAAATAATTTACCTGTTGTTCAATTAATCATGGACGGAGTTGAAGCTGATGATGTTATTTCTATTCTCATAAACTCAAATGACTTAGATGATTACAAATATAAATTTATAATGTCATCTGATAAAGACTACCTCCAGTTAGTATCGGAAAACATACAAGTTTATAACCCTACAAAAAAAATTATGTATTCTCCGAAAAAAGTTACCGAAGAATTTGGAATTATCCCAGAAAACTTCGTATATTACAAGGCTTTTGTGGGGGACCGCAGCGACAACATTCCTAGCTTCGGTTCTATAGGAGAAAAAAACATAATTAAATTTTTCCCGGAAATAAGAAATACTAAAATAGAAGATTTGGATTTCTTTTATAACCGGGCAAAAGATTTGATTTCAGAGGGTAAAAAATACAAAGGGTTAGATAATCTCATTAACGATTTTGACAAATTAGAATTAAACTACAAATTAATTCAGTTACATAACGTTGATGTTTCTTACCATACAAAAAGTGCAATAAGAAGAATTTTGCAGGATTTTGTACCCGCTAGTTATGACTA